AATATGTGGGAATCTTTCATACTGATCATTTTCAGGAGCCAACACTTTAAAGTTTACAGAAGTTGAATCTGGTATGTTGTTTATCGAAGTTGACGTTCCAGTTATCATATCTGGTGCATAACTTCTTTGATAAAATCTCGCACACGGAATATATTCTTCCTCAATTGTTTTTTCTGTCACCGGAGTGGATGCAGTTCCCTTTTCAAGTTTAACTTGTGCCAAGTCAATCGTTGCGTTGAGTTTAGTTACATCTATGCCGACTGCGAAGTAGTTCGTTGTTCCTGTTGGAGCAGATTCCATCTCTGGGACATTAAACACTGTGACATACTTAGTAAAATCTGTTCCTAGTTCAAACGTTCCAACACTTGTTTTTGTTTCATTGGTTAGGCCGTTATAATTTTGCTTAATGAATGCCTCACATGTTGCACCAGCGTCACCACCAACTCTCCTAGCATAGAAAGAGAGAGTTAAATTTTCTCCACGGAATGAATCTGCACCCTCAACTCTATTTTCAATGTGTGAGAATTGTATTGCTGAGTTTGTCACTCCGTGAGCAACATTTGAAAGTCTAGCAAAATACAAAGGATTGCCCTCAACGAGTGTTTGGGTGTTTGCAAAATCTTTTCTTTCAATTGATGTGGAATAACCAGTATTTCCATAACTATCTAAACGAACCCACCTATCTGCGAAGTATGTTGGTCCCGTTGCCGCATGAGCCCCATCAATACCAATTCCTCGTTGCCAAATGGTAAGTGATCCGTTTGCAATCAGGTTGTCGTTAACGTATGAAGCGTTTCCAGTTGCACCCGTATTTCCAAACAAGTTTGGTGGTGTGTTTCTTGAATACTGTGCGGGTGGTGTAAAGTTTGTTCCAGATCCCGCAGCGGCTCCAACAACTCCCCCATTTGTTGGGTGAATCACCAATCCATAATCACCACCAATGATAACGCCAACTCCAATAACAGATGAGTTTGAGCCAGGATCAGTCGTAACTAAATCACCATTGGCATTAACGAATAATGGTCCCGCTAAACTTACTGGTGACTTGACAACAAATCCGTTAGTTACAATTTTCACAACACCAGAAGGTAAACCGGAAGCGTTGTCCTCTGTGATAACACCTAACACAGATCCCATTGATTGTGCATTTGTCCCGTTCGTGATTTCAAACGATCCGTTGTTGAATGAAACAACTTTTCCACGAGTGAAAGTGCCACCAACACCAGTGATAAACATCGCATTGTTATCACCCTGTGCTGCACCTGTTCCACCCGTTCCGCTAAGAAATTGTCCTCTAAAATTAAACAGAACACCAGCGGTTGTTCCAGTAGCGATCAACACTGGTTTTGAAACTGTTCCGACAACAGTTGTTTCGTCTGTGGTTAATTGACCTCCAGTGTCTGCACTCAAGAAGTGAACACAACCAGCGGTAAGACCGAAGTTTGCATCAAGGTCTTTTCTTCCTTGCAAATTAACAAAACCATGTGTAGCAATTGAAAGTCCTTCGGCTTCGGTATCACCTATGACAATACCCAAAACTTCTGCCGATGTCGCTGAATTTGCTTTTGCTAAGGTTAATCCAGCACCCTCACCCCGGTCGGCATCAAAACGAACAACATCACCAATTTTGATTTCAGAGTTTCCAGTGAAACTGGTATTAAGTGTGCTAACTCCAGTAAATGCTTGCTGAAAATCATAATTTAAAGTTCCGTTAATGGAAATATCACCGTTGAATGTAAGTCCTTTATTAATAACATCGGCAAGTTCAACCATCATATCACCAGCAGAGACTCCGGCTCCACCAATACCAACACTGTCTGCCGTTGAACCAACAACGACATTTATACCGTCACCTGAAATACCATCATAAACTCTGAGACGATTAAGTTTGTTAATTATCTCTGTGTTCGTTTTCGATGCCCACTCAAAGAATGAGGTATTCGAATTTAGTTCTTCTATTTGAAATGAATTATCTTCAACGCCCATTCTTTTCCCCGGTTATTATTTGTAACGGTGTAACAGCAAGTTGTTCATATACCTAACTGTCTTATTTATATGGTCTACAAAAACAACAGGAGCAAAATTTGTCGCAGTTGGACCGGAAATTCCATACGATGTAGAGACGCCAGAAAACTCATATGCTATTCTATTTGCACCTCGTTTAGATGAGTTGACACTAAGAATTGAAGGATCCTCAGTCGGAGTATTTACACTCTCTTTAATTTTCAATCCAACGATTGTTAATCCTTGGTCCTTATCTGGAACTTTTGCAATAAAGTTTGATGAATCCTCATTTGGATGTTTCAAATATATTTTATTCGTCATTCCAACACTATTTGCGTCCTCCGTGGTAATTCTCGTGTGATAATTGCTTTCATTAAAATAAATTACCAAGGAGTTTGTGTCGATTTCAAAATCAAATTCTAGTGGTGGTGACACAGCGTTAATGAATGAATCTCCGGATTGTGCAACAAAAATATTAAAATCGCTCGGAGTAAACGGAGTGGCACCATCCCAGAATGGACCCTTTATTGGACCTGGGTTAATAACCCCTTCTTCGTCAGTTTCTGGTGTGACAAAGTTTTGTGAGTTTTGACCCGGTGGTTGATATGGATACTGCCCTCCGCCCGTCCAACTCCAATTGTAAAAAATGTCAGTGATATTTGTTCGCTCTTCTGTTTGGATCTCTTGAACATCATTTAAGTCTTGTGAGTTAACATTAAAATCATTCATGAAACCAACGTACCTATAATTTTTATTACTATTTGGTCTGTTTGTCACATACCCTTCAATGTGTGCATCTGCGTCCAAAGGATAAACGGTATCTGGTAATCTTAAAGAATTGTCAACTATGTTAATTAAGTCTCGTTCACCGACATATTCTCGAATCGCTCTCTTTGCTGTTGTAAGTGATCCTATAGTTCTTGCACTAAACGGAGATTGCACTCCTGTTGATAATTTACCTGTTGATACCGCATTACATCTTGGCTCAGGACCAATAATTCCTCCAACACAACCAACGACTTCCTCTCTAAAAATATAAGCAATAAAATCGTATAAGTTTTGATATATTTTTTTCTTCTCTTCAAACACCCGTAAAATTGCTTCAATTTTTGGCACATAGCACGGACAAACTTCTACATCTTGATTGTTTTCATAATCCGATGCTTGCTCAATAAGTGCATTGCATTTTAAAATGATTGTATCACAAAAATTGTCTATTGGTATCTGTAACGCTTCCAACGCTGATAAAATTTTACCCGTGATAACATAAAATCCGTACAAAAGACCAGCACTTGCTTTTAACATTGTCCTAAAGCACGGAGAGTCTTGAATACTCGGAACCTGCCCGCCAGGAGGAGTTTCATAGTCTGGTGGGAATTGAGATGGAGTGCCCCACATTGAAGCCCCTAGTTTGGGGAAAAGACATGATGGTAGTAAAATGCCGCTCACGGCACCCTCACCTGCCCAATCATATAACAAACAACCGTTGGGACTTTCCTCACGAGGTGCGTTTGGATTTCCAAAGGAGCCTCCCGTATCATAAGTTGAAGAAACACACTCCCTATCCGAAGGATCACTAACGGAACAACAACATTGTGCGTAATTTGAATATGGGGCTACTAGTAATTCTTTTATAGAATCCGCTAAAGAAATTGTTTTTTCTTTTAAAAGCGTCCGACCATGATTGCAAATTCTTTCCGGATGAAGAAAAAAGCAACCATAATTGATATCAGAATTACGAATATCCGAACCTCTATCTGGAACACTTATTTCTGCACAAACAGTGCTCGGAATACATGGTGTTGTGTAACACTCTGATAGGGTAACAGTTTCTGTAATACTTGTTGCTCCCAACAATCCTAGGTCTTTCGTGCCTCGTTGCACCTCACCATAAAAAACGGGGACTGTTTCTCTAGGTGTCGCAAATAACCAACTTCTTATATTGTCAAACAGTATTTTTACTTGTCTGTTTAAAGTGGGATTACCGTTTGCGTTTAACGGAGAGAAAGGTTTAATATCTGCTTTTCCGTCTGAATCCCACGGACAACGATTGTTATTTTCCCAACCCAACTCTGGCAAAGCACCAAACGGAGGATCAGATATTCCCGGATTTACTGTGAATGGCCAATCTCCACAATCATCCCCATTTGTTTTGTAAAGATAATTTGCAATGGTGACTTCAGAATCAACTAACTCGTCCTCAACACTTTTTGATTGCACTAGATATAAACTTCGAGCATCACTATATGCGTCAAGCCAACCACCTTCAGGACATGCAACACCCCCAGCATCTGGACACTCAAAGCAATCACATAACTCAATGCCGGGAAAATCTACCATATCAATACCTTCTGATAATTAAATTATTCATGTATCGCACGGTTCTAGATGTGTGATCAATGTATAAAACTGGACTAATCACATCTAAATCAGTTTGTCCATTTTCTCCGGCACTGCTTGCGTTTGTAAATTCTATTTTTACTCTTGCAGCACCCAAAGCACTGTCGTTGAAAAATCCGGCAGAATTATCCCTAAGTGTAGAATCATAATCAACAGAATCTGAACCCTGTGATGTATTAGCCTCATTTGATCTTGGTTCAGGTAAAATAAATCTTTGTCTCATACTTAACCCAACGAAGGTTTGACCAGACGATGATCGTGGAATACTGACAGTAAACAGATCCTCACCCAATGCGCCAATATAGTTTAAGTAAACGAAATACTTTAAATTATTATCCAATTCAGAGTCAGTTCTAACTGGTGTGTAATAATAACCCTCATTAAATTGAACTATTACTTCTGAGTCAGAAACATCAACATCAACGAGATTGTATTCGTTTCCATTCAGACTAATATTTGGAACAACATTGTCGGGTGGTAAAAGTCCCTCTCCATACGGGGTAATTGGTGTCGCACCATTCCACCCCGGTCCACCGTAACGAATACTTCCCTCGTCCCCAGATCCATCATATGGCTCTCCAATATAGTATGACCAACTATTAATCATATATGCCATACAAGTTTGTTCTTTGTAAAACAATTCTTGCATGTCGTTCAATTCACTATTTGAAAGAGCAAAGCCCGGTCTAAAGGCAACATATTTGTAATTTAATTCTTCCTCGTCATCATTCAAATAATGTATGGGAAATCTTGAATTATATGGTGCAATTGAAAGCGGGGTTCTCGCTTCACCAGATATTTTAAATGGAACCAGACTTCTAGCCATGTTTACCTCAATACTTTCCTAATGTGTAGATAAATTGGAATGTTGCCTCTTGTGCGTCAGAAGAGGTTGTGATGCTTGTTTGATTTGAAGAAACTATGCTCCCTGTGTAGGGAATCAATGATCTAGTCTGTGACACATTGTCAATTTCAAATTCATCGGTTGTGTCTGAACCAACTGCAATTTTATCTCCTCTAGCCAAATTCAAAGTGTCTTTTCCTGTTATAACCTCTATGTCAGCGTTGGCAGCGGTGCTGGAATTTTGTTTATAGTTTACAACTTTCAACCCACCAAAAGGTCTAAATGTGTTGTCGGCTCCAAATTCTGACAACTGGTTGGAAACAAGTTGAGATCCTTTCCCTGAAAATTCTTGTTTCAATTGATCATTGGTGCTTGATTCTTTTTCAATGATTGTTTTATCGACAATCAAACCTCCCGAAGTTAAAGTTTCGGCCCCACTTACAAAACTAAAACTTCCAACATTTGGTTTGACTGTTATTTTGGTTACATTTGAAAAAGTTGCAATCTCGTCCGTATTTTGCAAAGTCCCTGCGATATATTCAGAGTTTTGTCCTGCAACTTTAACATCTCGTATGATTCCATACCGATTAAAGGTTGTTTGATTTGTTCCAAAAGTGTCTGCGATTTTGTCTGTTCTAACATTAACTTTAATCATAACTCGGTTGCCATTCAAAATTCTTCTCGGATTTGCAAAAACACCGTCATTATAATCAATGGAGACTTTAAGTCTCGAACCTAAATTGTTTGTAACATTATTAAACACCACATCTCGATAACCTTTCCCCCGACTCAAAAGTTCAACACCATAAATGATGTGATCTTGTCCCTTCTTGAAAGTTAAAAATCTAGCACTTGCACCCGCACCACTTAAACTTGAAATCGTTATAGATGGGTTTTCAATCGAAACTTTCAAATCATTTTCATCCAGTCCAGTGAGATCAACAAAAAGTGAAATTAATTGTCCAGAGTTTTCAATTGACTCTTTGTAAACATTCGCTTGCAAATAAGAATTGCTGTTTGGATTCAAATTTTTTGCATCTTCCAGTGCAAGTTCATATCCCAATTTAAATGACTTTGTGCTTGAACAGTTACCGCAAAGTCCACCTTTTGTAAATGTATATGATCTGTTTAATCTTTTTGCGATGTCAAAACCTTTAGAACAATTTATGCGATCCGTGCAGAAATCAAAGTCACCTTTTTGATATGCCACACCGGATACTGAATCAACTGCTGGTTCGTTATAATAGAAACAGACAGATCCAGTCGCTCCAGTGTTTGGACCGCATCCTCGTCTAAAAGCCTCTTCTTTATTAGTTGAACTCGAAGAGATGTTATCATACTCTCTTACATCAGGAATTGGCATTAAATCTTTAGTGACAAATTTAAATTCCGATAAATCGAGTTTATACAAAAACTTCCAACGATACCCATCCTCAAGAAGTTGATCATCTTTACTTCTTGATGGTTTGATCGTGGAGGATGAGAGTCCAAATTTATCATAACGATTCTCCGCATTCGCTCCGACACAAAGAAAAACTTCGTCCTTGTCGTTAATCGTGTAATAGTTTCGTTCCGGTCCAGAAACTCCGGTGGGGAGACCCTCGGAAAGATACGGATAATATACTTGTCCTCTTTCCCAATTAACTTTTCGAGTTACGATTCGTACATCGTTTGCCCTAATTTTTTGAAAAAAGTTTGCTTCTTCCCATAAGGATATGTCTTGATTTACGGAATCAACATTTTCTGGATTGCTTGTAGTTCCGCCAACGAACAAAAGCCAATTACTATCGACACCACGAATGGTATCATACAACGTCTTTGCTGTATCTACTCCAAATGATCGACTGCTTTTTATTGCCATTCTATTAACTCTCCTATGGACAATCTGGTAAAGTTGTGTTTGGACTGTCTGATCTTGGTTCAAGAACAAAGAACCTGCCAATATTTATACTGCCAAAATTACCGAAACCCTCTGGTAATATTTCTGGATCCCAGCCTGGATAAGCAAATGTTTTAAATCCATCACCAGAGCCGTCAGCATCAAGATCATATGTGCAGCCTGATGGATAGGTTAAACCTTGATTGTCATTAAGACGATAAGGAATGTAGTTTCCAAGAATAGGTATTTCCGAGCCACCAATATCTTCGTCAACATCCTCTGGTTCAACATAATCGTTATCAACCACGTTGAAGAAAACTTTATAACCAGCAGGGTGAGCACTGCTTTTGTAAAGTTCCTGTGCGACATCATCAATTACGAATTTTTCTGCTGCATCGTTTTCAATTTGAATTAAATATGAAAAGTCCTGATACCAGTAACTATCTTGCAATCTTTGATAACCAACCCCCGGCGCATCACCGTCAAATAAGTCAGGTAAAAATTCACCATCCCCTGCAAAACCAACATCATAAGGTAAATCATAAAACTGAGGAACACCACCATCTAATCGTATGACATTTTTCTTTGGCTCATATACCAAGACGTTTGCGTTTGAAACAGAATATAATGTTTCAAAATAATATTTTAGTGCATCCTTTGTTGTTTTTCTTTGATAAAAATTTTCTCTGATGCCCAACAAAAAATCTCTAAATTCAGATGTATCTGGATCTATTTTATTTGCAAATATCTCAGCATATGCCCCAGATATAAATTTGAGAACTTGCACTCTTAAAGGCTTATTCTCAATAAAATCCGCAACACCCTCATAGCCCGGAGCAGATTCATCTCTACCCTCAGAATCAAACCTTGATATTTTGTCTAAGTCAATGAGTTTAAAAATATCATCATATGTTAAGTAATAACCAGATCCTCCAATTTCATTTGGATTTGAAGTATAGAGCCAGTCAAAATATTCCTCAACAAAGGAAATAAATTCAGTGTAGCCTAATATTGATAACCATTTTGGTAGTGATAAAAAATAGTTATTATTCGCAACACCGGATTGTCTTTGTGTTGACAAATTAATGGGATTATCTGGATATATCGGTGCGTTTTGTGGTAGAAAATCTCTATCTTTTCGTGTAAATCTATTTAAGTAATCGTTATAGATTTCATTGAAGCGATACGTTTCATTTTGTGGTGTGTTTTTAAATACAGACCCAAACATTACAACTCCGTAACTGTAACGTTAGATTGCAGAACACGCAAAATATTTTCTTGTCTTGCCGAATATGCGGCTGAGGTATTTCTGTTTGTAAATGTTATTTCACCAGTGAAAACATTTGGAAAAATTACCACTCTTCCGGTGTTATAATTAACTCGACCGACACCGCCGGATGAAACCACAGAAACAAGATTGTTAGATGTTCTAGTGACAAGTCTAAGAGATCCAAAACCATATTGATCAATTGTACCACCTGAGTCTTGAATAAACACATTCTCCGCTTCAAACTTCGGTGAGGTAAACGTGTTTGTTTGAATAGCACTGCCCGGAAATCCTCTGTTCAGTGAATTTTTAAAGGAAAATTCTGTGTTCCCACTCACTGACGGTCTTATGTTTCTGGAAACTGAAAAACTGATATCATTTTGATCCATTGGAACAATTGCATTATCGACGTTCTGAATCGCTGTGATTAAATCACTCTTGTAAAAAATCGTGTTAAACTTTCTTTTTCCGTATAAATCATCAACGGCATTTCTTACGGCACTTTCTAATTGGGATTTGTTTCTCTGAGTTTGCGAACCAAAGAATGAAAATGAATAGTTTAAGTTTAGCGTTACTATAGACGGTTGTAAATATTCTGGAACTATTCCAACTGGACTCTTTTCTCGAAGTCTTTCTAAAATTTCCGAGGATGATTCAAGAACGGTCAATCCCTCCTCGTCAACGGCAAAGGAAACAAAAACTCTTCCGTAATACGGTGGATCGGTTTCTTCTCCACCAAAGACAACTAAACTTTCATCAGGATCTGCATTGGGGGGAAATATATCAGATACCGCAACTCGATAGTCATCTTTGGTTACTGCTCTGTCTTGTGCAGCGAACCATTTTGGTGCAAAAAACTTAACAAGATTTAAATCAGGTCCCTCTGAACCACCAAAACTTGGAACTCGTAATCTTACTGTCCCACCAACAGAGGAAGAAAACCTTCTTATTCCATTGGATGCTTGACCTGTCGGAATAACATAACTTATTCTCACGATATCGGTATTTTTAATTTTTCTACCAACATTATCGGTGTTAAGGCTAACATTCTCTGAAGAATAAAGACCATTACCTCTAGCGGCAAATTTAATTTTTACACCTTTGTTTATGTTTTCAACAAAGTAGATTCTACTATCCTCGTTGATAGCGTAGTTTACAAATGAGGATCGAGTATATTCAGTGAAAGTTGTCCCACCGTCTGAACTTACCTCAATGCTAATTGAGTTTATATCGAGTCTTTGGTCAAAAATTGTTAATTCTTGATTTGTAATATCAATGTCGGTGGTCACATCTCTATTCAATATTAAATTTTGTGACTCGAATACGATTATTTCATCAATATTTCCCTCAATATCGGGATCATAGTCTCTGAGAGTGAAAAAAGCATAACTTCTACCATCACCGTCAATTCCCGTAAATCTACTATATTTTGGGACTCTTGAATTAATCCCCGATAACGATAAAGATGCTCTAGACGAACTGGCTTGCGGGACAACAAAACCAAGTGGTTTTGTTAGGGAAACTAAAGATTCTCTTCTCTGAGCCGTATCAATATACAACTCGTTTGCAATCATATTTGAATAAAAAGCATAGTAAAGTGTGTTGTAGGAGATGGCATCGACAAGAACGCCCATGGCAGAGCCTTCAAAATCATAATCTTTTAGCGGTCCCTCTGTATTTTTTAAATATTCTATAATGCTACTTCTAATTGAAACATAATCAATGTTTCCAATTTGAATTTGGCTTGGATCAATTGTGAGAACGCTCGAACTCTCGCTTCTCGCTGAAGAACCTTGTGATATTGTACCAGACGCTAATGAACTATAAACAGACATTTATCTTACTCTCCGTAACTCGATGGTTAGACTTCTAGTTAAACCAGTATCACCCTGCGGTTCACCTGTTAAAATATATGCCAAATCTAAAGATAACATATTTTTATCCATATTATCTGTATCCACATCTATGCTATCGAGTATGACTCTGGGTTCATGTTTTTTTAACGTATATTGGATTTGTGTAAAAAGATCAGCGATGACAGAATCGTCTGCCACATTATCAAAAAGTAAATCCACTAAGTTACCACCAAAGGTGCGATTAAACGGCTTTTCACCCAAAGAGGTTAAAATTATGTTTTTTATTGACTGTTGAATTGAGTTAATATCTTTCTTAAGTGCAATATCATACGGAGGTGAATCACCAACTTTGGTGAACGCCAAGTCAAAATCAACAAATCTATTTTTTGCTATAAGTTTTTGTGGCATTTTTTCTCCGGTTTATTTATGAGTATTTAGGTGGTCCTCTAAAAACATTCACAGATTGTGGATTACTATCTCTATTGCAATTAAACGACATCACATGACTTTGCGAACTCATGACATGTTTGATTCCGGTTACAAACCATTTACCTGCGATTCTGTGTTGAGAATACTCGGCCTCTTCTTTCTCGGGTGATTTGGGATTATCAACATTTAACACAAACCCAGGTCTAACATTTAAGTCACCCGCAACTGTGATGGATGCTTTTTGTGTTTCCAATTGATTCATCAGTGCGTTTCTTCTTAGTGGTGTTTGATCTGGAGTTTCCCAGAATGTGGCATATGTGCTGACATACTTAAGATAGTCAGAGTATTTTTGACCTCTCTCTGGACATCCACAACTATTAACCGCTTTTGGATTTGAGTAGTCGCAACCAAGATAATCTTTACCCAACCGATCCTCAATAAGTTGACACTCATCAATTTCTCGTTCGAGAATTTCAAGTTCAAGCAAACTTGGTTCCTCTAAATCTGGATCGAAATCAGCACTAAAGAAATCTAAAAACTCATCTGAGAATGGATTAAAATCTCCGAACCCAATATCAAGTGCCTCACCGGCATAATCTGGTCTAAGATATTGTGCAGGACAGTTTTGATATATGTCAAAAATTTCATCCTCATCTTCAGGTGCCGGTGGAATTGGAACAGGACCATCTGGATTTGAACACTCAAAATCGTTTCGACAACCAAGTGAAAGTTCTCTTGCATATACGACAAATTGAAGTGAGAAGTTCTTCTCTAATAAGTCAAAGTAATCTGTTTGGTTTTTGTTATACAAATCATTGGGTCCACCATCGTGAACACCGTATTCATATTCACCGCTTACATCATATCTCCATAATTCTGAAATTTCATCATAACCATCATACGCTTCCCAAACTCGTGCCCATTCTTTTGTCAAATACCCTCTGACAAAACCAGAGTCATTTAAAGTAGATTTGGAACCTCCAGAGTAAACATAGGAGGCCACATCATCAGAGGAGTAAACGTCATTTGCCATGAACGATCCCTCCTGTGTTGCATGTCCCCTTTGACGATCATCCCCAGACTTAAGTGGATTCCCGGCATCTAAAGTTGAATGTACACTAGGATCCCATTCATTTCTTCGGATTGCTGCGGTTGCGTCTGCGGCAAGTAAGAGGGGGGAGGACATTGATCCTCGTGGATCCATTAAACCGTACTCATGCCATTGTTTAGGCCAGTCTTGATGGAAGTCGGGTAAGAATTGATATGATTTAAAACTTTCATTTCCACTAGCAACAGATCGCATGAATCTTTTACTTGGATCAATGTCACCGTCCTCAACTTGTCTTGATGGATACAAGTGTGGTCCATATCCAGAATCACGTTGAGTTTCCATAAATTTATCGGTTCGTGTTACCGCAACATCAAATCCAAATGGATCAATTCCGATAACAGATGCAGTAAAGTTTGCTGCTTGCTTACCAAACGGACCGGGAGTGAGCATAACGAGATAAGGAAGATAATATTCTGTTCCTGCATCTCGAATGAATCCTTTCGGGAAATTACTTAGACTTTCCTCTCCAATCGGCTCTTCAAATTCAACACGAATATAATGCTGATTTTCTTGGAAAAAGCGACTTGGTGCTTGAGTAATGGGATTATCACTACTAAAAGGATTGGTAAACCAAGGAATTTGATCTCTGTAAAGAGTAAGGAAATCTTCATAATCACCACAGGGATAAGCGTTACAGTAGTTAAAAGATTGTGCTCTGAAGTCTGCCCAACCAAGACCTTGGGAGTTTATACCATTTGCAACGATGTCTCCACCAAAAAAACCGTCGCCGGAACGCACATTGTTATAGTATGCGTAGGAGCCATAGTTTGGCATAAAAGATCGTAGTTGTGAATCAATCACTCCTGTATATTTTTGGAATACACGACCATCCGCTTCAATTATTGGTAAATTGAAGGTCGTGACTTGTTCTAAGTATGGTTCAGACTCCCAAATACCAAACTCATTTAGGCCAGTGTATGTAAATCCTCGGTAATACACCGGAACGGGGACGGTGGATACACTACTCGGAGATATGGTTCTGGTAAACAATGGAGAATGAGTCCAACCCAGAGTTGAGAATCCACTACCAAATCGCCGGAATTCGGCAGCGCCATAATAGTAATTATAACCACCAAAAAGGGAGTAATAATCGCTACGATAATCATTTCCCAAAACATTTGAATTGAATGAATTTTTATCTACAAAATTTCTATTATTGCTTCGTGAAAAATGATCTCTTTCATCTTCACCAATGAAGGGTTCTAAACATCCTCGCTCCGTTCCCGTCACAGCATACCTGTCGTAATAAACATTATTGTAAAAGGCGCCACCGTCTGGGCCCCTCATGACGCTTCTTCCGATGAAATCATTGTAACCCCAAGGCTGCAAATCTCTCTCGGTGTTATTATAATCCACTCTAAGCGATTCTGGTGCGCCCGCCACACCCGGACCGATTTCTTGACCTTCAAAAGAAAGATTTTCTAACCTAAATTTTTCATTATCACCGACAACGCTGTTCAATCCGTCTTTGTTTGTATCATAATTTATTTCATGATCATACCACGGATGAATCGTATTTTCTGTATCGTTAACAATAACCTCAAGATCAGCGGCAACATTTCCCTCTACAAAATAGGGAACTCTATAGGGATAAATATCCTCCAACTCCGCTTGTTGATTTAATGAATCTTCCAAATATTTCTTTAAAGCGAATATTTCGTATCTGCTTCCTCTTATTTTTTTACGAGTCACCCGCTTTACATTTTGGAATGTTGTTGGCATTTCCGGAATTTCTAAGTATGGTTCTTTGGTAAGGACAAACCCTTTTCTGTTTAAAAATTTTGAGTATCCAGAAGTGAAATTTTCTTTGTATTCTTTTAATAGGGAAATTGCTCTTCTTATTGCAACTATATTATCTTCCCAACTTTTAAGATAACAACTGTCTCGATTCAACGCTGGGTTACAATTAAATGTTTCTAATATTACTCGGGCCGGTGGACAAGGACATGGATCTGGAGGATTATTAATATCAAAATCTGCGGAATCATACCCCGGACAACAAGTAATTGCCCAACCACTAGGACCAGGTGCGATTGAAATCTCATAATCAAGTGATCCAATCGAACAACCACCAAAAGCATTGATTATGGTGGTTGCACTGTTAGCCTCTCTATACCGATATGTGGCCGAACCTACTTCAGCCTCAACATCTCCCTGATCAAGTGGATTATCACCGATCACGGTTTCTCTATTAATGACATATCTTCGGAAATTGCTCTGATTTTCAGAACTGTCTTGGCCCCGATCCCCAATGACAGTATTTAAAAAAGGATCAAATTGATCAAATGTGGTTATGAGTGACGGGGAAAAATACATGCAAGGCCAAAAATTTGACTCGCCCGGATATGCATATTCTGATCCTGTGCTTTGAATTGACCAAGTTGCTGCGACATAACCAACTCCTATCCACTCATCGCTCGGACTCCATCCAAATCTTGGGCCGGGCTCACCTGGCTGACTGACATCTTTCCACTGATTTGCTGGATTTGTATCTCTGTCCACAATTTCAATCGCATCCGCATAATATGGCCCATATTGTCCACCATCAATGCTTTCAAGTGGCCTCGTCCCCGGACCCTCATAACCGAATTGACGAATTGCACCCTGATAAAATCCAAAGTCTTGATCCGAAAAAGCCAACTTATCTAAATATTCTCTATTGTAATAGGTTCCGTCTGATCGTACACCCCCGTAAACGGTTTCAGTTTTTAGACTGGGTGGGATGGTGCCGTAGTCGGGCACTTCAATCTGAGTGCTCCAAGATTGCTCTACAACAGCGTTTTTTGCGATTTTTAAAACTCTAGTTGTATTTGGTGGACACGGATTGCTCGAACACTGATTATAAACGGCCTCCATTCTCGGCAACCATTGCTCCAGTGTCCAGATCGAAGCGTCGATTTGGAAATCCCAAGACTCAATTGACCCGACATCACGGAGTCCATAAATTTCCTGCATGGTTTTGCTCATACCAACACTCGCAAGGGCAGAGGCACCATACTCTTCCTCACCTAACTCATCTAAATCATATGAAAGCCAAAATCCATTTTGGTTTGCAACGGGTGGTCTTGTTTCGGGATCAGAGTCGTAATTGATAATATCAGACGCCGTTCCTGCGGCAACAATATTGTATTGATCTGTTAAATCTGTTTTTTCTAATAGTTTCTTTTTATTTTCATCGAGCGTCAAAGAATCCAGTATTTCAAGGAGTTGTTCGTACTCAGCCTCTGTGTATAATAGATCCTCAGTGAAGCCTCCGAGACAGCAGACAGAACAACGATACGCTGTCCACTTTTCTTTGAGATCCCTCTTGAAAGCGAGTTCCGCTCGTTTTTCAGCAAGTTCTCTTTTAATCTCCAGTATTTTTCTGAGAGGTTCACCTTCAAGATTGGTTTGATCAAACATGGGTTGCCACAAGACCTCACCGCCATTACCATAAGTGTTTCCAATGTGGTTCATGTCCGATCTGTATGTTTTTGTAATATCGGTTTGATTATGACGATGCTTTATTCGAGGATCATTATAGTAAGACGGCTCAAAGTATCCGTGAATATTGTCATAAATTCTGTGTGGTATTTGTGGCTCTATTGTTTCCTCTGTGAATAAACCAGAAACAAACTTTGTGAATGTTTGAAAAATGTTGTCATCAATATTTTCATCAATCAGTGGGTATCTTTCAATCCTCTTAACTTTATCATATTCATCTCCATAAATGTATTGAATTAAAGTTGACTTGTGACTGTCATAAAAAGAAGTAAAATTTTGATAAGCGTTTTCATAATTTGGTTCAACTTTTAAATACTCGGCAACATTTGAGTTTGAATGAAGAAATTCCAAAGGAGAAAACTCTTTTGTCACGTTCATAGAAACAATTTCACGACGCTCCTCTCCTCTGGCTCCTTCAAACATGTAGTACGTTGGGATCTCTGGTTGCTGATCAATCAAATCTTCAATTGATCTAAATCTCCATTGATCAAAGTCTTGCCAGAATAAAAAGTTAACAGCATAATCATTTTTTTCATGAACAGAATTTTCTGCGAGGTGATTCATCAATTGCAACAAGGGCATTTGCTGAACTGGCTTCCTATACGGATACAACATATGATCCTTCTTAAACCAAACGAAGTTTTTCGTTGGTTCAATATCGGCATCTTTTACTGAGTTTCCAAATTCATTCGCATCAAAATATTTTTTTGATAGGTAATTTACAATCCCTTTTGGTTCATCTTCTAAAAGTCCTAAAAATTCACCGACTTGTGTAAGTAAACCTTCATCCGCATCTCGTGTTGTTGAAATCTTTCCGAAAAAATCAGATCCGTCTGGTAAGATTGGTGTTGTTCCATAATTTAAATAAACACTCTCGAATGAGGAAAAATCAATTTGATATCTCTTGAAATTTTTTGCCTCTGCGACATCAGCAGGAATCACGGAGTGAACATAAAACTTTAAATTCTTGCGAACTTCTTCTTCACCATTTTCTGAAATTTCATTTTTAAAAGTAAAACGTACCTCTTCACCACCAATAATTTTGGCTCCCTCTACCATGTCACCTGTGTCAAAAAATACAAGTGATCCTGACATTGGACCATTAAACATATCTTCTTCGAGAACCAAAGTTTCGAGAGGTAATGTTCCAGACTCTCTGTTTAGTAAGTTTAACTCTGTTTTGTTTCTAGTAACTATTACGGCTCTTTCAATACTAAAATCAAACGGTTTTGCGTTACTCATTTTTTAACCACCATATGTTGAGGATAATACAGATCCATATTTTAATTGTGAAACTCCACCTTCTATCTCGCCACGAATAAGTTTTGACACCTCTGTTTTAATATCCGCAACAAATCTTCTTTGAATCAATTTTATGACTCTTCGATCCCCGCTCTCACCAACCGAGGTTTCCTCCGCAACATTTCTGAGCGTCACTATATTTATGCCGTTTTCTTTATGAAATCTGTTGCCACTAAACATGTATCGTCCAATGAGAGTATTTAAAGCACCCGCCGACATGCTAGAGAGGGAACCGCTGCCCTGATTTGGGTAATCAGTTATTTTTGGATCAAATGTATCAGGTCCTCCAGCCAATCTAGTGTATGGTCCGTAAATAACATTTTCTTTTTCAAAGTATTGAACGGAGTCTGCTAAAGTATCAACCCTAGCAGGTCTTAGGTGATTAACATCATTTATCCCAAGTCCCTGTGTGAGTGCTTCATAATTGTTATTTGATTTTCTTCTAAAGACATAAACTGTATTTGGGGAACTAAACCCACCGGAGTAAACAATGTCAGACGAAAAAGTTGTGTTTCTACACTCCGCTTTTCTGTATTGTTTAACATAACGACTCACCACACCATACTGAGTAGAAACACCAGCCGTGGCACTTTCGTCGTGTCTCACAATGATATCACCTTCTTTAATATCCATATTTTGATTAAAATAGAAAGCAAAACCACCGTATGTGTCAGTGAGAAGTTCATCAACGTACTGTGTTGATCTAGGCCATTCTGTTTGTGGATCTATAATATCGTTTGATAAAAGAACAAGCCAATATAATTCTGGATCACCATAATACCTACTTGCAACATCATCTGGATTTTCTCCATCCTCAATGATAAAAAAATCAAATCCAGTGATATCATTTAGTGTGCTTTGAGAAAATTTAACGGCTTTAAAAATATCCGACATTTGCACCGAAAAATTTCCAAACTTATAGTCAAATTTTGGTAAGTATGAGAGATACATTAGTCCAATGGCTCCGTTGCGAATGGGAACAAGTTTCCGCCCATGAGACCCTCAGCGTCTTGAGACCTTAGAGATTCCGATCTAGAAAGTATTCCATCACCGATAAGATTTCTCAAGTTTGGCTCCAATTCAACAAAAACTAAATTAAGAGTTTGTGCGAGTGGGAGACCAGCCGCAGAGGAGTACGCACCACCGGCAGGGGTCTTATCGACCCTAACCTCAGTCAACACTGATGTTTTTGCTTGAGACGACCAGGCACCACCAACATATTTTGATCTTTTCGATTTGTTATCTTCTTGCCAAAAATACCATTGCCAAAAGCCCGGACTTCTCATTCTGGTGGTTGAAACTGCATCCACGACTGGAAGCATGAAAGTTTCAAAGGAATTCACAATGTTGGCTATAAGGAAAGACTCACTGCTACTTTTTGCAATCATCGGAAAAGAAAACTGAAAAGTTCTAGGATTCATTTGTGAAAATATTGTTTCTGCCCGATCCATGTCAATTCTACCAAGCAGTCCCCCTGTAAACAAATCACGCACAAAATCAGCAAAGAATAAATCTCGGAATCCTTGAATAAATCCTCTCTTGGTGGGAGATGATTCACCGGGACTAAGGAAGGGAACTTGTTCGGTAAAAACAGACTCCGCAGTTTTGTTTTGTTCATACTTTGCCACACTGTTTGTAACCAACGACTTGGGTGCGGGTAATGTAATCTGTGCCAATGAACTTCTGGCCTGTCCACCACCGACACCATATCCACCGAGTTGATCTCCAATGGCACCACCACCGGCAACTTTGTCTGCTCTTTTATTAGAGTATGGACGATGAGTAAAAGTCATCCAAGTAACAACTTCCTCCGCACCTAAACCAGTTTGTGGGAATTTATAAGTGGCCATTTATATCCTTTGCACCTAAATAGAGTATGGCATATAAAACAATGTATAAACCAGTAAATGAGTCTAAGTATGTAGGTGATCCAACAAACATTATTTGTAGATCCCTGTGGGAGAGAAAGGTATGTAAATACTTGGACACGAATAAAAACATAACAAAGTGGGGCAGTGAAGAACTTTCTATACCATACATTTCTCCGGTGGATCGTCGAAGACATTTATACTACCCAGATTTCATAGTGGAGGTCGTTCAAAAAGGTGGTGGACTAAGAACTAAAATTATTGAGGTTAAGCCTTTTAAACAGACACAAGAACCAATTCGTGGAAATAAAAGAAAAAGAACGTATCTCAACGAATGCACCACATATCTTGTAAATTCTGCCAAATGGGAGGCAGCAAGAAGTTTTTGCAAAAAAAAGGATTGGGATTTTGTCATAATGACTGAAAAGGAACTTTTCTAATGTCTAAAATTCCGGCTATGAATTTATCCTCAATAGAGGGCTATCGGGCAAAAATTAAAGCCCTCGGTGGACTTCAAAGAAGTCATAGGTTTGAAGTATTCATACAACAACCCGTAATTGGTGTTCTTACTTGGCCTCCAGTTACTATTAGTTTGCCCGGAAGAAGTTTTGATACTATTCCGGATGAATTATTAGCACAAGGAACAAATCCAAGAAATATTCCAATAAAAAGATCGTATGGTGGTGAGCCAAACGTTTTAATGACTTTTCCTATGGATCAACAATGGAAAGTTCGACAATTTTTTGAAAGATGGATGGACTTAAACTTAGCGATAACGAAGGAAGAGGGTAATATATCAGCGATATCAACGAGCACAGGTGCTTTGTCTAAAGGTCAACTTCCAGGCCGTCGTGGTAGTGAAGGATCATATGATCTTTTGACTGGAGATTGCACGGTATCGGTAAGATTTTTAGACAAACAAGACAAGGTTCGGTGGTCATTAAACTTAGTTGAACCATATTTATCAATGATTGTTCAAGATCAATATGGTGCAGAAAGTGTAAATGAGTTTGCAACGATGACGGTATCAATAGCATTCAAAGAGTATGTAACATGGGAACATGATAAACTTCAAACTGTTTCTGATTTAAATGAGGCAGCCATCACCGATGCCAGTAACTATTCAGGATGATATAAAAAGGATAAAATATGAGTATTATTGATTTAATAAAAACCACAACACCTAGGTATGAAACTTTTTTACCCTCAACTGGAGAAAAAACATTTTTTCGACCGTTTAACGTTAAAGAGCAAAAACATCTTCTGTTGGCTGAACAAGAAGAAAAAGAATCTGTTATTCTAAAGTCAATATGTGAGATAGTTGAAAAATGTGTAGATGAAGTTGAAACCGCTTCAATGTTAAGTGTGTCTGATTTAGAATATTTGTTTTGTAAAGTAAGGGCAAAATCAGTTTCAGAGGTAATACACCCAACATTTACTTGTCCTCACACAAATGAGCAAGTCAAAATTGAAGTTGATCTTAATGACATTGAGGTAAAAAGTTCCACGGATTCTGGTAAAAAAACGATACAGGTGAATGACAGTTTGTCGTTGACGTTAAGAAATCCCATAGTGTTAGATTATATCATATTGGGTGACGATGCAACAACAGATCAACTAGCAGCGTTTTGTATTGAAAATATAAAAACGTCAGACGAAGTTTTTGAGGGATCAGAAATATCAAAAGAAGAAAAAATAGAGATCATAGAAAATTTAACAGCAAAAACTTATGAAAAAATAGAGCAATTCATAAAAGATCAACCAAGAGTCACATCTGAGTGTCAATACAGAACATCAGACGGAAAAATCAGAGAGATAAACGTATCCGGATTCAAAGATTTTTTCGTGTAAGCCTTTCCCATGAGTCCTTGTTAACATATATCAATACTAATTTTCAAGTCGTAATAAATTTTGGAATAACGTTAACAGAACTAGAAAATATGATTCCTTGGGAGAGGCAAATCTACATAGAGTTGTTAAAGAAGCACGTCGAGGAAGAAAACAGAAAAATGAGAGAGAGAATGAATGCACAAAAAACAGGCATTTAATAAAATAATAAACAAAATAAATCCACAAGGAAGAAAAAGAAAACGAAAGAGTGGAAAGTTGTCTGTTTCTGCTTTCTCCTCTCAATTTATACCATTGAAAGAAGCGAAAACACCCGACTTAAAAAAACCAAACTCTGAAAACTTAGAGTTACTGGAATTATCAGAGAAACAAAAATACTTAGAGTCACTCATAAAGGGTATGCTCAATAAAAGGCCCTCTTTTTCAAGAAAAGAAAAAGTTAAAAATGAACTACATTTAGCGTCCGGTGTCCAGAGAAACATAAAACTGTCTCCCGGCAAAAATTCAAAAGTTAAAATTTTAACCAAGACGGCATTTCAAAAACTTTCAAACGAATTTAAAACTACATTTACTTCAGATGGTAAAACGAGATCCCCACACAAAGGGCAATTTTCAGGATTACAGACAAAAAGTGACAGCACAGTTAATTTTGAGAAATTTCCCAAAACAAATCTCATTAAATCTGAATTTACTGGATTAAACACTTCTGAGCCATTAAAAACACAACAAAGTGATTTAATTAAATCAAATCCCATTAAATCACGACATGGTAAATTAATTAAATCAAATCCCATTAAATCACGACATGGTAAATTAAGAAAATCAAATGTAATTAAAACACAGTTTAGTGGATTAAAAAAATCAAACGTAATTAAAACACAGTTTAGTGGATTAAAAAAATCAAACGTAATTAAAACACAGTTTAGTGGATTAAAAAAATCAAACGTAATTAAAACACAGTTTAGTGGATTAACTAAATCAAGTAAAATTAATGCAATGTTCAACGGACTTGATAAATCAGGTAACGCAAAAATTAAATTTAATGGATTAAGTAAATCAAAACCATTTAAAAAACGATTTGATGGATTTGATGCGTCTGAAAAACCAAATGTAGAATTTGTCCCTGCACTGAGAAAAGGTGGTTTGGTTAATCAACCAACTTTAGTTCTTGCCGGTGAGGCAGGGCCGGAGATGATACAACCTTTAAATTCAATTACAAACAGTCCACAATCTTCATATAACCAACCTACAAAATCTGTTAATCCGCAAGAGGTAATGTTGTCTAAAAATATGTCTCAACCACCACGAAACAATAAAAATTTAAATTCAGATAACTTTAAAATCAACTCCACACAAAACGAAGGAGATAATTTTAGCACCGCATCTGAAATCAACGTGAGTAAAGAGAATAACACCTTTGGATATTCACAGAACGAATTTCAAATGGGAATGCAAAAAAATCCAGTTAATTTGGAAATGCCAGAGCAGATGTCACAGAGAAGCGAGTTACAAGCGGCATCCGAGGCAGTGCAAACAGTTTCACCCCCTAAAAACATGGGTGGAGCAGGAAGAAATCAAGTTAGTCCTGCCCAGAAACAAACTCCAGGCTTAGGTTTACCTCTTACGACAAGTTCTGGATCATTTGCAAAAATAAAAATGGAACAACAATTTCTACCGAGATGGAGACAAACACTTGGATAAAAGAAAAGCCCCGCCGAAGCGGGGCTTTTTGATTTCATTCATCCTCAAAATGAAATCAGTCTTCGTTACCCAGACGTTGGAAGTATGACAAAGCGTCAGTCTCCTCACCCTCTGTCTCTCCGCTATCAGAGGAAGTCGTATCCTCCACAACAACATCCTCCACAGTCTTTTGACTCACGAAGTCAGATTCCGTCGCACGGATATCGTCACCGACAACCTCTTGCAACTTCTTCTTCAATTCATCGTAAGTCTTGAACTGATCTGGAGCAACGAACGCTTGAAGAGAGTGTTGTGTTTTCCACAACTCTTCAAGTTTAGTATCATCACCACCGAGCAACTCGGAAGATGATTCAAACTCAGACTTGTCATAGTTGATGTAACCACCAACCTTACGAACCTTCAACTTGAAGTTCGCACCAGCCCAGTAATCAAATGGGTTGATAGGATCTTCGTCATCAAACTCAGGCTGCATTGCTTCCTGAATCTTGTTG